GACTAGCTTTAGATTTAGGCATGACAGTTGATGCTCTTAGAAAGTCTATGAGTATGCAAGAATTTGAGTCTTGGAAGTTATACTACATAGATAGAAACAAAAAAGAGCAGAAAGCTAGAACAGAGGCTAATGCTAAAGCTAAATTGAGGAGATAACTAAATGGCAAGAACAACACTTGAGATGTTTATCAAAGTTGTTGGTGCTAATAAAGTAGCAAAAGCATTAGATAATGTATCTGATGAATTAAAAGATTTACAAAAACAAACTGATAAAAATGAGAAATCAAATGCTAAATTTGCTGCAGGTATGTCTGGTTTGTCTAAAGCAGCTATTGCAGGTGCAGCAGTATTTGCAGGAAAAAAACTTACTGATTTTTCATTAGATGCTATTAATGCTGCTTCTGCTGCTTTAGAGGCTTCTGCAGCTTTTGGACAAACATTCAAACAAGCAGCAGAGGGTTTAAATAATGAATTAGAAAAATCTGCTAATTTATTTGGTTTAACTAACTCAGAAGCAAGACAATTGACTGCTGTATTTGGATCTGTAGCACAGGGTATTGGTTTTACAGAGGAGGAAGCAGCTAAATTAACATTACAAGTTTTTAAATTATCTGGGGATATTGCTAGTTTTAATAACCTACAGCAGGGAGCTTTACCAGTCATAAATGCCTTCAGGTCTGGAATTGCAGGAGAGAGAGAGGCATTAGCTACCTATGGTCTTAAGATTACTGAAAGTATGGTGCAAACAAAAGCCTTTACTATGACAGGTAAAGATGCAGCAGATCAATTAACTTTGCAAGATAAAGCACTTGCAACAGTTGCTATAGCTTATGAACAAGCAGGAGTGCAGTTAGGTAATGCAGAAAGAGAAGCAGATGGGTTTGCAGCTTCTACAGTTAGATTATCTGCTGAAATTAGACAACTTAAAGAGGATATTGGTACAGAATTAGTTCCTGCTGCTCAAGAAGTGTTGCCATTATTTAGAGAGTTTGCTTTTGAAGTTGCTCCAGAGCTTATAAGAGGATTTGGTGGTTTTGCTAAAGCAATAACAGACTTTACCTTAGCTTCTCAAAGAATTGATGGTGGATTCTTTAAAACATTATTACAATTTGGCAACATTGAAATTTTAGCTGATCAACAAAGATTATTTAATGCAGCAGGAGATAGAACTAATGACACTATCTTTAAAATGCAGAATAGATTTGATGCTACTAATAATGAATTAAATAAATTTAGATTAAATGCAAATATATTAATTCCTCTTAATAAAAAATTTGGAACATCTATAGAAAAAGATGTTTTACCTTTTGCAGAGAAATTAGCAGGTATTTTAGGAATAAGCAATAAAGAAATTAAAGAATTAACAGATTTACAAAAAGATAGAGATGAAGCACAAACAGATCTTAATAGAGCTTTAGAGGAGGAGGGTTTAATAACTGCTCAGGAAGCTCTCAGAAAGAAAGAGTTACAGCAACAAATTGCAGAGTTAACTTTCTTTCAAAGACAGGGTAAGGATGTAACTGAGGAATTAGCAGTAGCACAAGAGGAACTTAAATTAGTTGAGTTAGCATTACAGAGAGAATCAGATCAATTAGTTGAAGCTAGGAAAAGAGCTGTAGAAGCACAACAAGATTTGGATGAAGCTACTGGAAAAGGTACATCTGCTATAGAAACACAAATAGAGGCAGCTAATAATTTGCAACAAATAATGGACTTCTTTAACACAGAAAATTTTAGAGATGAATTATTACAGGCAGCAGACATATTGAACTTTAATTGGAAAGAAGCCTTAGATGGTGCATTAAATGAATATCTTAAGTTTAGAGAACAAGTTACAGGAAAAAAAATAACACAAGAAGTTGATGAGTTTTTGAAAGATTTAGATGAACAGAATTTACTAGTAGGTGGGTTTAAAGAATCTACTCTTGCAGGACAAAGTAAAATAGATTTTCAACAAGCAGTAGATGAGGGTATTGCTAAAGGTTTTATAAAATTAGGAGATCAAGTTGGTAATGGAGTAGATACAGATGCAGCTTTATTATCAGATCAAAGCAATGTTATTAATGGAAAAAATGCTGGTGGAGATACTAATTTTAATTTAACTTTAGAACTTGATGGAGATGCTATACAACAATACAATATAAAATTACAAAAGCAGGGTAAAACTTTCCAGATAAGATAATGAGTGTTCCTTTTGATTCTAATGTAAATTTAACTTGTGAAATAGCTTTTGATAGTAATCCACTAGATAGCACACAAACTTGGACAGATGTATCTGCTTATTTAAGAAGTTTTGATACAAACAGAGGTAGAATTAGCAACTTATCACAATTCCAGACAGGAACAGCAGTTGTTACTTTAGATAACAGAGATAATAGATTTAGCCCAAATCAAACAACTTATTATTATGATGCAACTAATGGCAGAACTAAAATACAACCTCTTAAAAGGCTTAGAATAAGGGCTGAGTATGATTCTACAACTTATGATCTATTTCATGGCTTTGTTGAGAGTTTTCCTGTGCAATATGCAGGACAGGGATATGATGCTTCTACTAAATTAAGAGTAGTAGATGCTTTTAAACTATTCTTTAATGCAACTTTAGATGGTATTGGATGGCAGTTAGGGATTTCAAAACTTGGATCTACTACTAGGCTAACTTTATCTCAAGCACAAGAATTAAGCTCTGTGAGGGTTAAAAACATACTTGATAGCTTTGGTTATAGTAATCAGGCAATATCTACAGGACAATTAGAAGTTCAAACACAATCAGAAACAGATGACTTATTAACAGCTTTAAGAAAAGTAGAAACTGCTGAAAATGGTACTTTCTTTATAGCAGCTAATGGAGATGCAACATTTAGAGATAGAAATTACAGATTAGTAAATACAACAACTCCAGATGCTACTTTTGGGCAGGGAGTAGGAGAGTTACCTTATGTTGATATTATTAGCTCTTATGATGATAATAAAATTGTTAATACAGTACAGAGAACAAGAACAGGTGGATCTACACAGATTGCTATAGATTCAGACTCAGTAGAGAGATTTGGAACTCATGTTTTAACAGAATCTGGAACATTAAATGTTTCTGATGCTAATGCTTTATCAATAGCTAGTCAGAAAGTAGTAGCTAACTCTATTCCACAAACAACAGTAGAGAGCTTATCTTTTGCTCCTCAACAAGATATAAATTTATGGGAAAAAGCACTAGGATTAGATATAGGAAGTTATGTAGAAACTCAAGTAACAACTCCATCTACTGATATAGAAACTTATGATTTGTTTATAGAAAGAATAAGGCATAAAGTAGATGCTAGAAACAAGACTTGGAATTGGCAGATTGGTTTATCTCCTGCTGAAACAGGAGCTTGGATTCTAGGAGTTAATAGTTTAGGAATTGATACTAACTTAAGTTATACTTAGAAAGAATTAAGGAGATTTTATAAATGGCAGCAGGTAATTGGGTAGATTGGAACACAGGAGATCTTGTAACAGCAGCTTCTTTTCAGGATATTCAAGATTCAATAGTTTTTATTTATGCTGATGAAACAGCAGCTAATGCAGCTTTAACAAACAAAGTACAGGGAACAATTTTTTATGATACTACTGCAGATGTTCTTAAAGCATGGGATGGCTCAGCTTGGATAAGTGCAGAAACAGGAGATATTGAGGGAGTTACTGCAGGAACTAACCTAAATGGTGGTGGTACTTCTGGAACAGTAACAGTTAATCTTGATTCAACAGTAACAGCTATTTCTTTACAAGATTATGCAGAAGTAGATCAAGCAGTTACTTCAAGCTCTGGAGTATTAGCAATAGATTTAGATAGTGGCAACACAGGAACAATTACTTTAACTGAAAATATTACAGATATAGATTTTACTAATGTTCCTGCAAGTGGAGTTTCTACTTTTACTTTACAAATTACACAAGATGCTTCATCAGCTTATACAGTTGCAATTAATGCTGTAACAGTAAATGGTGGATCAGATGTAACTGCAAAAACTGCAGGTGGTGCAGGTTTTACAATGACAGCAACATTATCAGGAATTGATTTAGTAACTTTTCTTTTTGTAGATGCAGGAACACCATTACTTAATGCACTACAAGATTTTAGTTAGGAGTTAGCTTATGCCATTAGGTGCAGCAAGATTTGGACTTCTTGGAGGAGTTGCAGATTTAGGCAAATTAGAATTAATTGAAACTCAAACAATATCAAGTGCAACTGCTGATTTTACAACACTAAATGAAAGTACTTATAATGTTCATCTTTTTACTTTTACTGATATACATTTTGATAGCCAGAGTGAATTTGGTTACAGATTATCAAATGACAGTGGAAGTACATATGAAACAGGTTATCAATTTGCTAATCAAAGAGGTATAGCTAATGGCAGTTTTGCTGAAAGAAAAAGTACAAGTCAAAATACTGCAAGACTTTTTGGAGATATTGATAGTGCAACAAACTCTTTAGGAAATGGTTATATGTATTTATACAATGCAGGGGATAGTGCAAAATATACATTTTCTACAAGCCATTTTGTTTTTGTAGATAATTCAGATACACCTGCTATGGAGTTTGGAAGTCAAGTTTATGACCACTCTGAAACAATAGATGCAGTAAGATTTGGTAAAGGTACTGGAATGAGTACTATGACAAGTGCCACAATATCACTATATGGAATTGCAGAGAGTTAGATTATGGCAGGTAATTTAGAATTTATAAAATCTGCTACAGGAACTTCTGTTAGTTCATTATCAGTAACAGATTGTTTTAGTGCAAGTTATGATGTGTATTTTATTTCTATAACAGATTTAAAACAAGCAAGTGGTGGAACTCTAATATCATATAGATATTTAGATAGTTCAAATACACCAATAACTTCTGCTGTTTATGATAAAGCAGCTTTAGTAGTCAGAAGTGGAAGTGCTTTTAGTCAAAGTAGAAGTACTAATCAAACTTATGGATTAGATTTAAATGCTTATGCACATACAGGAACACAGGGTATAGGAAACTCAATATATATATTTAATCCTTATGACAGTGCAAGCTATAGTTTTGCATTAGCACAAACTGCACATTATGAAAGTGGTGCTTTTGCTGGATATAAAGCAATAGGTGTTATGAAGTCAGCACAACAATGTAATGGAATAGAGTTTTCTAGTACTAGTGCAAATTTTGATAATATAACAGTTAATGTATTTGGAGTTAAATAATGGCAGGTAGCTTAATAAAAATAGATGAAGAAATAGTTACATCAGCAGTAGCAAGTGTAACTTTAACAGGTATTGATAGCACTTATGATGTGTATATGGTTGCATTTAATAATGTTGCACCAACTGTAGATAGTAGAGCATTAAGATTTAGAATTACAAAAAGTGGAAGTGCTGATACAACTGCTAATTATGATTATGCAGCAAAACTATTTAGAACAGATGCAGCTTTTAATAATTTAAGTGGTACAAATGGAACATACTATGAATTAGAAAGTGGTGTGGGAAATGCTACAGGAGAAGCATTTAATGGTATT